GTGCCAGTTAATGGAACAGGGAAGTGACGGCTAATGCCGTGTTAATGTCATTTTACTTTTACTTAAACGTTAATCCCCGTCAATAGACCTAAAGTCTACATATTTCGGGTTTAGGGTAACCAACCCCATCAGTAAAATGGAATTAACCGTATATAAACAAAAGTGAGATTAACAGGAAAGGAAAGATTTAGAGGTAAAGGTATGGGTAAACCCAGCGCTCTACACTCTTAATGGCTAAAGGTTAGAGTAAACTCTGCACCATTAGGACATTTCTTTCTTTGTTTGATAATGATTTATTTCAGAATGTTACCATTCTTGATCTAGATCCTCATCAAATTCCTGTAAAACCTCATTTGGGTTTGTATAAAAACCATCCTTTAATAAACTAAGTTTCTCTTTGGGATTGTTAAGTCCAGAAAGGAAATAGTCAACCCAAGGTTTAAGACCAGGATTTGTTGTAAAGTATGATATATTATGATTTTCATAATTAGTTTCATTAATTAACTTTAATGAATTAATTGATGATTTTCACAATTTATCTAACTGTGCAACAGATTGGGCCTTATCCCTATGGAGGCTAACGATTTTCTCGACCTTTTCGACTCTCATGGAGACCATAGCATCGATTAAGTCACTATCAGTAGAACGAAGAAGTTTCTTCACTTCTGCTGATAATGCCTTAACACGATTGTTTAGGGCATGAGTTAGGTAATGATATCTAAGTTTCTTTTTATCAAAATTTTCATAATCAAATTGATTAATGAAATTTTCAAAAAGATATTTAGTTTCATCACCAATAGCTTTAGCCTGCTTAGATAATCCGAGGATTAAAAGCTCTCTCATAAATGAGGGAATTAGCTTTTCACTACATACAAAGTATGCGGGTATACCCTTACTTATAAGATAATTTCTTAACTCATAAGGAGTGGCATATCCATATGCATATCTTAATATGTGGTAAAAATCATAACAAGATTTAGTAGTAGACGATATTGAAAAATACCGTCTTCCTATTTTAACCTTATTATAGATTAAACTAACTAACCCCAAGGTATTACCAGTAAAAAGAGTATTATTCCGATGTAAATAAATCATTAGTTGTTGTAAAACAACTAGTGGCTTATTTATATTGGATAATATCCCTTTTAATGGTAATGGAGAGATTTCAGTTCCTTTTCTTATTCATCTCTTAGCGAACTCGTAAGTATTGAAACTTACATGAGTCTTTTGAAGGGAAATTTCAACACCTAGTTTGTTCATGACAGCTATATAATTTTGTGCGACAGTATCGTGATTAATCACAATATCATCACCTAAAATTATATAATTGTTAAAGTTGTCTAGGCCACTAAGCTTAGCAGCCCATGCAACAACTAGATGGTGAGTTAAAGTGAAGGTTGCCCAAGAGCTGTAAGCTCCCATAGGTTGTCCAACACTATATTTAACATATTTTCCTTCCTCATAAGAGAAGTCCCGATCAATCAGGATATTTCTTCAGGCAGAGGCAAATTCTCTATTTTGGTAAATAGTAGAAATTACCTTTTCCTGGAGATCAATAGGAAAACGATCAGTGGCTGCAGTTAGATCTAAAGATCAAAATCTATTTCCACGAGGTTTTCAATTATTGTGAGGATCTTGAGTATATGTTCTATCTTGTGGTAATTTACTTAATAACTTAAGTAAATCATCATGAATAGGACGTAGAAGTAACTGTGAATTGTAATCAAGCATTGCAATTACACGGCGCTTCAACTCAGGATCTTTCACAATACTTGTTTTTCCAAGACTTCCAATTACTTTTCCAGGTGTCATTAATCTATGGTCCTGCATCAATTCCTTGATGTAGTTACCGAATAATTGAGTGTAAGCAGACTCACCAACTAATTTTAAGAAATTAGTTAGCATAGACTGTCCAAACTCAATCATATAAAATAATGCAAATGGTCCAGAAATTGTTGCTGGTCCAAAAGGAGAACCTTTACTACTTATGTAGTGAAGGGAATTATCAAACTTTGGAATAGGTAAGAAGTTATTTCCGAAATTTTTAGTATATCAATAGCTGATAAAATACATTGGTATTGAGTAATCTTTACCAGTGTACTTATTTGTTATTGAACTATAATCAGGGATAATTTTCTTATCTTCTTCCCTTGTTGGAATAATAGATCTTGTAAAATACAATAAAGTTAAGATTCCTCTTAATTTTATTGGATTTTTAAGATCTACAATCTCCTTAAGGAACAGAAAATGTTTAGGGAAACCTGCTATTAAAGAAACTCTAGAGTTATTTACTAAAAGTGGATTACCACATATGTATCTAGTTATATGAAGTCTAACAGACTTCATATACTTTATACAGAATGGTAAACCATTTTTGGCACGTAATTCTGAGACTTTATACAGAAATCTTTTGGTTATAGACGATTTGATTCCGAATAATAATGACATTAACCGTATGGTTATTGTAAATGTTATTTGGTATGATTTTCTGAAAACAACTAGAAGTTTTATTATGGTTGCAAAACCATAGTTTAAAACTATCAAGTGGTTGTTAGCCACCTGGTCTAAAAACTCCTATGTTTTCTTGAAACATTGGGATAAAAATCACTTATGTTTGACTCATAACCATGAGTTCATAAGAGGCACTTTCGTGCTCATGAAAGGAAATCTGAACTGAAACCAATCCAGCCTTTCGGTTAATCGTATAACACAAAT